AGCTCGATCGCCGTCTTCGGCCCGCGATAGAGGCGCACCAGCGCATTGATGCGCTGCTGATCGACGCGCGCGACCGCGACGTACATGCTCGAGGCGATTTTGAGATCGATGAATGGCTGCAGCGCTTCTTTGATGTAGTGTTCTACGCGCGTCAGCGTCGAACCCTGCTGCGCGCGGCCGTCGGTGATCTTCTCACGCGACAAGAGCCACAGTCGCGAGCCGATCGGCCAGCCGTTCCAGATCAGCTCGGTATCGAGATCGCCCCACCAGCCGCGCCGATCGGTCGAGTCGGGATCAGGCAGCACGTCGGTGATGTCGGCCAGGCGATCGGTCCCGAGCGCGACGATGACCGCAGTCGCCAGGTCCTGCGTCTGGTCGAGCGTTCCGTCAGATAGGAGCAACCAATCAACCGATACCTCGGTCTGATAAGGAAAAGTGCCTTGCTGGACGAGGCGAACGTCCGGCACGGCGCTAGCCTCGCGTGCTCATGAAGATCGACGCATTATATAAAGTCAGCGTGCATGCGTTGGCGTCAACGCTGCCGAAGCCGACCACGAAATAAGAATGTGCTCCTTCCGGCATGGGATAATCCATGGCGATGGTGGTAGGCACATAATTAGGTGGAACCGTATAGATATAGATCGGCTGCATGATGTTGGTGGTCGTGCTATCATAGGAAAAGGCAATGGCGCCCGTGCGTCCTGATACCGAGATCGCTGACTCACCGTTGAGACTGCCAAAGACTGTCTCATCAGCCCAGTTGAGCATGATTGCCTGGCCACTTGGCATCAGGCTCACATAGCCACCATTGATCGAAGAAGTGCTTTGATTGCCGAGGCCGACTGCGGTGTATTGGCGTTTTCTATTGAACCAGGACAGGACCCCGCGTATCTGACCGCTGTCGGTGAATTGCGTGCTCGCATTCGTCCACACCATGCCAACGAGCGTGAAGCCGTCGCCGCCGGCTGTGTTCAGCACCTCGATGCCGACGTTCCCAGCTGTATTGCTGGTGCCGTGATTTCCGCCTGCGAAAGATTGACTGTTGAAATTGATCGCCAGCGCCGACCCGGTCCAGAACACATAAACATAATAAAGAGTGCTTGCAGCGAGGTTCTGGCCCGCAACCTGATTGACATATGTACCTGTGGTGTTGCCAACGACGCCGCCGACCGGAATGTTGTAGACGACACCGTTGACCTTTATCAGGTCGCCATTATAGGGACCAAATCTGATCTGCGTCGCTGTTTGTAGATACAAGCGCCCGCAGTTGAAGGCGACGGCCGGCCCGGTCGGCCCGGTGGCGCCCGAGGCGCCGACGCCGCCGGCAGCTCCGACGGGCCCTGTTGCTCCGCTCGCGCCCGCGGGACCTACGGGACCGGTGGCGCCGCTGGCGCCTGCAGCTCCGACGCCGCCTGCGGGTCCGGTGGCTCCGCTCGCGCCGAGCGGGCCGCTCGCGCCCTGCTGGCCGGCCAGGTTCAGATTCCAGTCGGCCGGCGTGCCGCTGCCGCTGACCAGGTCGACGTTCACGGTCAGCAGGCCGCCGCTGTACGCAGTTACCAGGCCTTCCATGAAATTGGTCGGCGTGGCGCGCGAGGAGGCGCGCACCCTCGCCCCGACCGAATACGCCAGGCCGGTCTGCGTCGCGAAATTCTGTGAGCCGGTCCCAATCGTCACCGCGGTGGCGCTGGTCGCCGTGTAGCCGGCGCCTGTCGCGCCAACCGGGCCGAGCGGCCCTGTGGCCCCGCTCGCGCCCACTCCTGTGGCGCCCTGCGGTCCGACGAAGCCGGTGGCCCCGGTCGCCCCGACCGGCCCGATGGGCCCGACGGGGCCGCTCGGCCCCGTGGCGCCGCTGGCGCCTGGCGCCGAGGAGAGGTTGCCCGAGCCGTCGATGAAGAGCGGCGCCGCGATGTTGAGCCCGAGCTGGCCGAGCCCGTTGGTCATGAGCGGCGCGGCCTGCGCCAGGGTCATGTTCTTGGCGCTGTCGATGTTCAGCGGTGGTGAGGCCGAGCTGACCGCGCCGCCGCCGCCGCCACCGCCCGAGCCGCCGCCGCCGCCGACCTTAGCCCATGTGTTGATGGCAACGCTGCCGTCTTCGAGCATGACGCGCAGGAAGGAGGCATTCCCCTTCTTGTCGCCGAGATACATATTCAAATCATCGGCGGCATGCGCGAGGACATTGTTTGTTTGATCGAACTGCTCCGGCCGCGCCAGCCGCTCATCGCGCGCCGTAGCTCGAGCTGTTGCTGCGGTCGACGGATTGTTTGACGTCTCCTCGCCGAAGCTCGAGCCGGTTCGCAGATAGACGTTCTTGCCTGATGCGGTCGCGCCGTCCTGCGTCAGATGGAAAAAGAAATCGCTCTTCTGACCACCCTGATAGACCGATTGCTGACCTGTCGCCTGGCTCTGACCGCCTTGCCCGCCTTGTCCTCCGCTCTGGCCGCTGTCCTGGCCCTTGGCGACGAGCTGCATGCGCGCCGTCTTGTCCTGCGGCGCCGACCAGAAGCCGCCATCGCCGGTCATGTGAAATTGTTGCTTGTCGTCCTTGGTGCGGAACATCGCCGTGTCCCCCTTCTCGAGGTTCTTGAGGCGATGTCGCCGATCATCCATCACGCCGCAGACCGCAAACGATCTGTTGCCGCCGGGGAACTGCATAAAGCCTTCAGCGCTGCCGCTGATCTGTCCTCCTTGTCCTTGGTCAGCGTCCATCACGACGCTGCTGAACCCATAATTCTGCGGACTCTCGATCTTGGTCCGCTGCTCGGCCTTCATCACGTTGCCGCCCATCTCCTGCATCAGCTTGGAGTCGTCGGCCTGATGAATGGTCGTCCTGGCGCCGCCGGCGCAGTAGCTGCGGAATGCGATGTTCTTTGGTGTTGCGCGATGCATGTCAGGTTGCTGGCAGCTGCGTCTCAAGCGTCTCGGGCGGCTGGTCACCGAGCGGCGTCAGCGGAATTCCCGGACCAGCAGGCATCTGCGGCGCGCCGACCGTGCCCAAATTAAACTCGGCTCGATCCTTCAAGTAGAACGGAGGCACCAGGTCGAGCGTCGTCTGGGTCCCGCTGTTGCTGTCTTGCGTGAAAGTGACGGTCTGCACTTTCATCACAAAGTCAATCATCGCCATCGGCGAGCGTACATAGACAAGCATTCCCGGCGCCCACAGACCGCCGCTCGGCTTCATCCAGCCTTGGACAACGACGGTTACCTGCCATTGCGTGCCTTCGTGCCAGACCGCTTCGTGCGCAGCCCGCGTCTGCAGCTCGCCTACGCCCCAGACCGGCTGCTCGCTCGGCAGCAGCAACGGGCTGTAGTGCTGCGCGCTGCCCTCGACAAAAGCTTCTTGCTCGCTCGCTTCCGTTCCGTGCTGCTCGTCGGTCGCCGCGGTCTGCCCGCGAACGTGATACGTGCTGTAGATATCGCCGGCATAGATGATCGCGTTCATCTGTTTGATGTTGACGCCCTCGACCAAGCTATCCTGCGGCACAAACGAATGATCACCAATCAACAAGAAATTGCCTAGATGATCGCTGCCCAGGACAATGCCACGCACGCGCGCGAGGCGCTCGAGGAAGTCCCAGACCGTCTCGCCGACTTCATTCGAGACGCGCGCAAAGGGCGTTGCGTCAAGCGTGCCGATCTTGCAGATGCCGACACCGGTCGGCCCGATCACCTCGTCGGCGATTTCCTCGAATGTCTTGCCGTCATAGTTGCCGGTCTGATTCAGGATGCTCGAGCGGCCGGCGAACCAGGTGAGGCCGACGCCCTCGTATTGCACTTGGTGGTTCTCGGCGTCGTACGTAGTCTGTCGCGTCGTAATGAAGCCGGCGATGGCGAGCAGGCCGCCGAGATAGATTGCGCACTCATCGCGCGGCTTGAACTGCAGCGTCTGCCAATCTTTCGGGGGCACCTCGACAATATCGGCGCTTGTGAACTTGAAAATCGGGAATGCTTCGGCCCAGCGCTGCTGAATGTAGACCGACTCCCATTGATTGAATTGCCGATTATTGACGACGACCGTCGCCACCTCATCGAGGTTTCTATTGCCCGGCGCCGCCTGCGCCCTCGAGGGATCGCACTCATTCAGAGGCATTTGAGCTCAAGCTGACAGTGCGACGCCCGTCGGCAGTTCAAACGCCGGATGCACCACCTTGTTCTCCGCGCGCAGCTCGTCGGCGCGGCTGGCGTCAGAATAGAGGCGCATCGCGGTGAGCAGCGTGGGCATCGGTTGATTGAAAGCAAACTGCACCAGGCGCGGCAGCGGCCGCGCGGTCGCAATCAGGTGCTGGATCACTGCCGCGTGCAGCTCGACGACGGCGCGATAGCTCATCTGATCCATCGCGTCGGCGAGCGCCTCCTCGACCGCAGCGAAAATCAGGTTCATCTCGTCCTTGAGCGCATCGACGTCCTCGCGGCTCGCGAAGCTCATATCGGCGATGATGCGACCTTCGCTCGCCAGGCACATTTCGATGATCGAGCCCTGGATCATGGCGCCGCCGACCGTGATCGGCGTTTCGGTCATCGTCTGGTCGCGGACCGACGCGAGCTGCGCTTGTGTCGCGCCGCACTGCCACGCCAGGTCGAAGCAGTTTTGCAGCGGTGGTCCGGCCAGATCGGCGCCGACCAGAATTTGCGCATTGGCGATGAGCGCACCGCATGCGGTTCTGAAGCTGGCGCCGATGCTGCCGCTGTTGGGCACCGCGGCGAGCAGCGCCTTGATACCGCGCTGCAGGATCGGGGCTGCGTCGAGCGTGTCTCGCTTTTGCATCAGCCCCCCGGCGGCGGCAGGCCTGGCGCGATGACGGTCGCCGGCGGCATTGCCGCGGTGGCGCGCAGCTCGGCCTCGAGGCCTTCCATCACGACCTTTACGCGCGCCTTCAGGTCCTCTGATGCGGCTTTCAGATCATTGGCAGTGTTTGTGAGAGCAGCCGGTGCCTGGCCCCATTCGGAGAATTGCATATCGAAGACGCAATAGCCGCCGGCGCGCTCCTCCTCGGTCCAGCGATAGCCGGAGCAGACGACGGTGAACGGGTCCAGTGTCGGCAGCTGCAGCACGCCGGTGCCAATAGCCTCGAGCTGCACGATCAGCGCATCGCGAGCGAGGCGGTAATCTTTTTTGTAAAGGTCGATCGTGGTGTCGACCGGGAAGGTCAGAATGTAGCCGCGCACGGAAAACGCAAACGCCTTGCGGCCCATATCCTCGCTGTACGGCAGCTCGCGCTTGGGAAACTGATGAACAACAATTCGCCGGCCGCTTTCCTTGCTGCCCGCCTCGACGTGGAACATCGCGCCGCGGAATGAGGCCGGGAGCCACTTCTCGCGGAACGCCAGCTTGGTGTCTCGGATGGTCGTCATTCTTCGTATGGCACGCTCGAGGCCGCCTTCTCCATCTGAATTTGCCGATTGATTTGTGTTTGTTTGAACATGCCCTTGCCGGCCGCCTTGACGAAGGTTCCGCGCGGCGCATTGACATTGACGTCGATCTTGCCCGAGCCCTCGACCTTGTGCGTCTGCGCCGCGCGCTCGGCGGTTGCCAGCTGCGTCGGCGAGGGAGCCTTCGGCCCGATCGAGGCGTGACCGCCGGGACCGACGGTCAGGTACTGCGGGCCCTCGGTATGAATTTTCTGCAGCAGCGCTTGCTTGAATGCCGGCCATTGCGCCGGCGCGACCGCGAAGCATCCTTCCGAATAAAGCCGATCCAGATCATTGCTGCTGCCGGCGTGCAGCTCGATGCCCTCGCGATAGCGGTTGAGCTTCGGGTCCCACATCTGGCCGCCGGCGATGCCGAGCGCGCCGTGCGCCTGGCCCCATGGCCCGACCGCCTCGGGTGTGATCGGCCAGGTGCCGTACGGCGCGCTGCCGGATTTCACGCCGCCGCTGCCGTAGGCGTATTCCTTGCCGCCGAGCGAGATCGTGCCGCCGTAGCGATATGGACGGTCGGCCTGGTCGCGCGTCGGGCCGACCGGGCCCTGCGGCGTTTCCGGCCCGGTCGCCGTCGCCGTTCTTGGATCGCCGCCGTGCTGATAGATTTTGAAAGCTTTGTCCCATTGCTCATCGGTGAGCGGCGATTTGCGTCCGGCTTCGCGGCCGGCGATGGCCTTCATCAGCGGGATGGCAAATTTCGGGTCCTGCATCATTTCCTTGGTGACGACCTGATGCGGATCGTAACCAGGAATGCCGAACCCATAGCCGCCGGTCCATTTCGCGCCGGCCGCGCCGATCTCCATGCCGGTATAGTTGCGAGCAAACAAATCGAGATTGGCGGCTGCGCCGTGCTCGGAATCGGGGAACGCCGCGATCTTGTGGCCGCCGCCGATGATGCCGAAGCCGGTTTGACCGAACAGCTCGCGCGCTCGAGCGCTCGGATATTGAGCGCCCGGATTGTTGTATCTGATCGAGGCCGGATCGCGGCCGCCGACATTGACCTGCGGCCCGACGCCGCCGCCGCCGCCACCGCCGCCGCGGCCGCCCGCCGGCGTCTCGCCGGCGCCGGCGCCGCTACCGGGCCCCACGTCGCTGCCATAGGGCGCCTTCGGCGTATCTTCGAAGCCG